TTTCCATGTCCACATAAGGCCTGACAGCCATTCCACCTGTTGCATACATTGGTTCTAAGTACTTTGCTAGGTTCTTCTTGAAGTCATTATGTTCGAACACATGCTGAATGTAGTCATTAGCTGATTCGTAGCTGTTTGTCGCATCGTCTTCATCTTTAGCATCTGATACGACTACCTCGCATTGCTCGTTGAATACAAGGCCTGATAGAAGGTCAGCGCTCAATTTCATCATGTTAATTGACATGTAATCTCTCTTGGTCAAATCACCACTAGAGTTGACGTATTTAACGCTAGGATAACTGCCTTTGTATATATTGAAGTTAGATTCAATCCTTGCTAACTCTTCTGGATCAATATTAATCTTAGGGTGATCATTAATAGTCTTTAGTGTCTGCCCACTCAATGCATAACCTCCTCTCTTGAATAAATCTTTAATGCGGTCAACGATCTTCAAGCTATCACCTCCTATATCGTTAAGCGGAAGTCCCTTGCATTACTTAAACAAAGATATATAAACATATCGACCGAGTGATCATCTTCTTCTATTACTCGTGGATCATCGGAATCTATAGTTTTCTCATCCCAGGAGAACCTCTTGTGTTCCTCAATGAATATATCGTTGCTATCTGCATGTGGCATTCCTGTTGGATATGGATTTTCAAGATAATAAAAACGACCCTGGGCTAAAAGGTCGATAGGGTAATCTATCATATCCACTTTCTTTTTCTTGTTAACGGACACCAGGTGCTGTCCATGGTCTTTGTAGTACTGATTACGTATTGCTGCTTCTGCACTATCAATCGTTCGCTTCATGATCCTGGCATTCTTGTAATGTGATTGCGTTGACGTCTTGGTTATAAATTCATGTAAATCTTTCGATAGTTCACTAGGCGCTTTCTTTACTGCCCTACCTGCCGGACTGTAATAGTACAAATTCAATAAGATGACCTTGCCCTTAGCCGTTAGTCCGAAACACCCTGCCGTTGTTGCTGACTGCGAGTGCCCACCGTCAATCGAATAGTAAAGGGCAATAACCCTATCATCACTCGGAAGCTCCTGTAATGGCTTGAATAGGTTTATATTGTATACATTAGTACCAAGTCCTACCGGTTCACCTAGATACAAATAGCGGTAATAATCATAGTCATTACGTTTGATCCGCTCTATATCATCTAGCATTTGCTGGGTAACAAAGCCTAATTCATCATCTTTATAACTCGAATCATGCACCAGGTAGTTATCTTCCCCGATCATTTCATCGGACCATTCATTAATCCATGCATAATTATTCCTTGGAGGATTATAAGACCAAAAGAAACGAACCATATCAGCTAAAGGATGCTTCTGTCGCATAAACGTTGTGTTCGTTTGGTCAAACTCTTCCGCATTTGAAAACTCTGCTGCTTCTTCATACCAAACAGCTATAATATCGTCTATATCGTTTGATTTAAGCTTTGCGAAGTCATCTTGTCCGTAGAAATAGAATGCCGATCCAGTATCCTTATGCGTGATCCTGAAAGGCGCTACTGTCACGTCGAACTGATCAATTAGCCCGAACTTCTCTAACCCCCATTGAATCTTCAGTAATACGGAATCCCTTATCGTATTAGCAACTTTGCGGATTACTACAACATTAGCTTTCTCGCCCTTGGTAATGTATTGCAGCATCATATACGCTAGTTGTATCGCTATAACCGATGACTTAAAAGAGTTACGTCCACCTCTTAGTATGTTGTACGGCTTGTTAGTGGTCCATACTGGCCTGAAGTGAGGATTAACCTCTTTCTGTATGTCAACAACTACTTGCTTACTCATCGGAATCGCTCCAAGCATCTACGATATTGACGATCGTAGTTCCGGAAGCATCGCCTTCTTCAAGTTTCTTGGTTTCGATGTTCACCTTAGCGATTTCCGTTTTAACTTTCTCTTCATCCAATCGCTTCTTATCATTATCAGATAGCAGATCCGTATATTTAGCCAACATATCCAATGCCCTCATCTTGTCAGCAAGTTTAACAGACACACCGTCACGACCTTGCTTGACCTCTGTAATGATGGTTCCGTCAATTTGTGCCGATTCCCTGAAGTCTACATAATTAACTTCTTGCATGACTTCGTTTCCTTTTTCATCAACTAATGGACCAAACTCCGACATCATAGGAACTTCCTTCTTCCCAAATTCCACAAAGTCGGTGATGTCCGCAAAGGCTATATCGATGTACTTTTGAAGCACGTCACGAACACCTAGTTTCAATCCGCTTGTTTGTTCTTCCTTCATGCGGTCGATCTCCAAATTAATCTTAGGGTTTCTTAGATGCCTATGCCCTTCAACCATCGCCGTTGTATAAGCGCACTCATACGCCTTCTGGTATGCCTTAGTCGCATTGAAGTACTTAATGTAGTAAATGCAAAAAAGCCTTTGCTTGTCGGTTAGATTATCCGATATAACAACAGGCTCTTTTATCTCATTCTTTGTTGCAACACTCTTCTTTTTCGTTGCAACAGTGTTGCGTTTTCTTGTTGTTGCGTTGCGTTCCCATTTTTCACGATTCTTTCTACTACGAATAGTTGATGATTTAACATCGAATTGCTCTTCTAATTCTTTATATGTTTTCTTTGTTGTTTCCCATTCGTTCTGTATCTTCTCCCAGTTAGGCATCTACATCAACTCGTCCCCCTAGTTTCTAGTTTGTATTTTAGGCATGAAAAAAGCACCCTGTTAGGAGTGCTCTTTTGGTTTACTTAAATAAATTATCTAACTTTTTCTTAGCATGGCGATTTGCTGCCGCTTGTGCAAAATCGTCCCAACTATTGTATTTCGTTTTTTCTTTGATAAATGGATCAACTTTGCTCTTGTCTAGGTTATCAAGATCCTTTTGTTCCTTAAGCTTTACAGGTAAATCTTCTATAAAAGATTCAAAAGTATTAAAGTCAGTATTTTTCTTTAAAAAATCATTAGAAAACAAATCTATTAAGCTTACCTTTCCATCAACTTCTTTTTTGGCTTCCTTCCCTACTCTTTTAAGTTGCTTTTCCAGGCCTTTCATACCTTTCATTTCAAATCCCATTTCTTCACCCCCTTGCCTACACTATTCGACAAAGAGGGACTAAAGTCCTGCATATATTTTCAATCGCCACCGCAAGGATGGCGCATAACGTAATCTTGCTATAGAAGTTCAACTGAACCGCGCCGACCTTCCCTCCCATTTTACCCGCATTTTTGTGAAGCTGTCACTTCATGGGAAATGTGTGCAAAGTGTGCAATCTGTGAAGTGATGCTTTCTTTTATCGTGTAAATGTGCCTTCTAGATAGCCCCATATGCTTACCAATAGCAACCATGCTCAACCCATCAAGCATGCATTCTAGAACCGCCTTTTCCTTTTCATCTTCAATCACATGCATTCGCTGTTGAATGAACAATACCTTTTCTTCTAAGTTCTCAACCCATCTGCTAGCTTTATCCCTCCGAATAACCTCTAACGCGACAGGATCACTCGTTTCCCCTTGTGGCTTAGGCATAACGGACTCAATCCCACCTTGTGCCACTAGATTGCCCCCAGTGTAGCCCATAAGATCCCTTTGCCTTTTAATCTCATTGATCATCCAGTTATAATCTCGCAACGCCTGTTCAATCTGCTTTTCGTTCATTAAACCCACCCCCCTCATCAAATAATGATTTCGCATATTCGCTTCTCTGAATCGGTTTTACTGATGAATTTAAGCTCTTTTTTCTATATGGATTAAGCGTGAATTTGATCGTTTTATACTTCACGTGCTTCCCCTCCTAAAATATAAAAAGGACACCAAACAACACGTATTGTGTTGAATGATGTCCTCCATTGAGATGGTGGGACTTATTTTATTACTTGAAAAATAAAGCAATAATAGACACTAATATAGGAATCACTCTTAATAAAACTTCATATATTTCCATTTTATTTCTTGAATTCGAAAAAACATATTTGAATAACAAAGCTAATCCTCTGAAAAAACCATAGCTAACCAATAATGCTAAAAACATTAATAGGGTTAATGTGAAGTTATTAATCCAATCTAAATACTTCATCAACACCCAAGTTACGTAAATAACACCTATCAAAAAGAACGCTGGCCCGAGGTTCGACAACACTTTGACATCTTCTTTGTCCTTTTTCAATATTTTGCTAATTTCAATAACTAATCCAGTGAGTCCAATAAAGATTAATGAACCACCAATTACTATAGATGTGTTGATATGCCATATAGAGTTAAATGGTTCAAAATAAATAGAAATAAAACCTATGGAGATAAATGCTAGGGCTAATGAATAACCATCGACGCCGTTATCTTTCTCTTTACTCAAAACTCTTCCCCCTCTTCCCTCCGCATCCGTTTAACTTTCCCCTGATGGGTAACGATCCTATATTCACCAAACGGCGGAAGCTCTCTTAATTTCGCCTTCCCATCACAAATTACAATTACGCAACTAGAAGGTATTTCCATTGTATCAATTTCTAGTCTATTTGCACTAGTCAATTCTATATCTTGTACATTCATAGTAGAACCCCTCCCAGATATGGTATAATCTAATTGT